ATGAAAGTTTTTCTAAAGAAAGTTTATTTCTTTTTACACAACAAATAAAAAGGGGGAGCATTACGCTCCCCCAAAAATTACTAGCAGTGAAGTGGCATCAATCTTCTTCTGCTAGTTTTTCAAAGAATGATAGACTTTCGTCATCATCATCGAAGGAGACCTCATCACTTACTTTAGGTGCTGGAGCACTCTTAGGTTCTGGTGCAGCAGCGACTGGTGCAGGTTCATAATCCTCTGCTTTAGTCTTAGGTGCGACAGTACCAGTTAAACCAAGAACACGATCCAACTTTGCCTTTAGTTCGTCATAAGATTTAAAGTGACGCTTGTCAGTGAAGTCAGCAAGAGAGTGCATAGAGTTATACACTTTTTCTAACTCATCGTCATCGCCATTCAACAAAGGTGAAGGTGAATCAAATTCAGACTTATCATAATTACGATAACCTTCAACGTTGCGGATCTTTAGTTTGAAGTCAGCACCTTCCCAAAAGTCAAAAGGATTTACAGGTTTCTCATCCTCAAACTCTGGATTCATTGCTTCGTTCAATTTATCCCAAATCTTTTTACCGTAGGAATATAAGAATACCTTGCCTTCGTTTTGTGGATTAGCAGGATCCTTTACGACATAGATGTTGGAGTGATACTTCAAGCGACGCTTTTGTTTACGTGCTTGCTCTTTACCAGCGTCAGTTCCGTTGTTCCATAGTGCAGAATTAAATTCGCCAACAGGATCTTTCTCACCGATAGTTGTTAAGGAGTTTTCAATGTACCAACCTCCTGGACCTTGAAATCCATGATCAAAAATTCTAACCCATGGAAGATCTTCGTTAGTTGGTTGAGGCAGGAAACGAATCACAGCAAAACCATTACCAGACTTATCAACTTCAGGTTTCCAAAAGCGATCATCCGCTCCTGAAGACTGCTGTTGACCACCAGATGCTAGTTTACCAGATTCTTGGACTAAACGTGATAGAGAATTACCACGTGACTTCTTTAGAGTTGCAAAAGACATAAGTTTACCTCGTATTTGCGTTGTATGTTTATCGTATCCACAGTATCATAATATAAGCATTTATTGTACTACTTTTAGGCAAAGGATTCAAGCACAATCTTTCTATACTTGCCTTTGTCTATTTGTATCGCCTGATGAAAGAACGGACGATACTTTTCCATTAGAAACAACAAATCATTCATCATCATGTCATCATAACGTTTCCATAATTTAGAATATCCAACCAAGTCATCAAGAATGACTAATGTTTCCAACGAAACCTTCTTTCGAAGATACATTCTATACAGCAATGGATGCCTGCCTTCCTGCATCTTCAAAGATGAATCAAGATTCTCGTCTTGATCCACAATACTCATTATATCCTCTTTAAAGGTATAAGTCAAGGAATCTATGCGTTTCTTCCACTTTTTCATCTCTATCAGGTTCGCACCTGACATTAGATTCCCTATCCAGTGTTCAGTTCCTGAAGTGTAATTCGCCAACAGGAACTCAATAAATTCTTCCTTTTTAAACTTGCGTGATGCTTTCTCAAAGAAGTAGCGATCTTTTCTACCCAAGAAGGTAGTCTCGCTGACTTTCACTTTACCGTTGTATTTAAAATAATCGTATGACTTTCGAGTGAAGTGTTGATTCAGCGCAAGATATGTTCTGTATGTATCAAACGCTGTCATATCGGCAGTTTCGCACCACCTTTTTTAATCATATTCAGACTCTCACACTCTACCATCATCTTCTGTTTGATTAGTGGTGACACAAGTTTAGCAGCAGTTTCAACTTCCATATGATTCTTTTCGCACCAGTGTAGTATTGCGTCAAGGTATGTTATCTTATGGTCTCTTACTAACTCCTCTATAATAATAGAGAACTTGTCCTTCGTCATCACATCAATCATGAAAAATCCTTTCTTTGGTAATTAGATACTATTATAAAGGATTTCCCAACAAAAGTAAAGCTATAATTTCACTTTTCCTTCTTTAATTAATCGCTCACGATTCGCTAAGTGCATCGCTGTCAGTTCGTCCTTAGAACCACCGAAGTATGGAACGCAGTAACCTTCGTCGATCATTATCTTGGTTACAGTACTGTCGCCAGTAACAAAGTCCCCAAGAATACGACCAAATTTACCTTTAAGATCTTCTCCATCCTTCGATACCTGCGTTTGTAGGATTGCCGTTTTCCCAAGAAGTTCTTGAGACGTTTTTTGGCAGCAAGTCCAAATACTTTTTCCACTTTGTCCCGTGTTCTGGACTCAGGTGTATCAATTCCCATAATACGCACACGCTCGTTGCGCAACCAAATACCGAAACCAAGATCAATATCAACATCAACTGTATCTCCATCAACTACTCTTAAAATATGTACTCTGTACTCGTACATTACTTATCTCCGATTTTGCTGTTTCTTTTTCTATGACCATTCCATGCTACAAAACCACCAAGTCGTAATGCCCAGTATGCAAGATAATTTAGTAGATGAAAACCATTCTGTTCTATGTTGATGTCACGGAAAATAATATCCGCTCCCTTTTGAGTAAGTTTACCCATTGTATCTTTTTTGTTTTTCTTTAGGAGCGTTTCGTATTTGTAAGCATAATCGTGAATCAGTCCACCCATCAGCAGAACGCCAGTTGGGGACAACCATGATGCTAGGAACTTTGGTACACTAGCACCATCGAACTCGAAACCTTTTGGAATGACGTAGTCTACGCCATCTAATGTGTAATGAAAATCTTTATCGATTTCCCATTTTCTTACACCCATTAACCACATCCAAATAGCACCCCAAAAACCCTTTCCAGCAGTTGCTATTTTGATTGGTTTCATTGAGGGCATTTCTTTGTATGAAAACCCAATGAGTGTTTCTTCTTGGTCGACGCCAAACATATTAGCAACCCAACCAATTATAATTAAGATACCTACAACAGTGAACTGCCACCAAGTGACTAGTTGCTCTATTATAAAATCCATAATGCCGTCTCCTATTATATTCTTTTTATTATTATCATAACGAAGACGGTGGGTTTTTGAGGAACCCACCGAAACCTTTATACCATTATATGTGTCGTGGTTTGTGGTTTACCACCAACCTGTCGCTTGTCCAACCCAATTTACGACAATAGTAACAACGGCAACGTGCACCGCTAGATTCCAATTTGGTGTCATTTTAGACTCCTTTTGTTGTTGAAAAATTATAAATTGTTTTTACTGCATTTAGAGTACAATTTACAAAACTCTATTCTTATTTCATGCAATCAAAGTAAACTGTGTCACCAGTTTTTATTGGATCTTTATTCATTTCAAAACCTACACACATCCACTCTGTTACATAATCTATTTCATACTGAGTCTCATCTCCGTGCCATAATATTTTTAATGTAGAACAACTATCCGCTAATTTTGCTATCCGCATATAACTTGCTCCTGCTGCAAGTCTTGCTCGATATACGCACTCCTCATACTGATTCATCTCAGTAATCCTATCAGCATAACCTCTGCTTGAGAAAATTAATAGTGCCAATAGCAATAGCGTTTTCATTTTATTTTGTTGTTGCTACAAATACCCCATTCCAATCTTTCGGAAGTTTTTGAGATTTCATAAACTCACATCTTTCGATCCACATATTATAGTAACCGTCCATTTGTCCTTCGAATGAACCTTTTAATTTTTCGCATAATGTAATTGCTTTTCTAAAGTTCTGGGCACGATACTGCTCGTGCATCTCATCATGTAGTTTTTTAGATAAATCCCACGCACTTCCTGGAACAGTCCAAATCTCTTTGCCACGAAGCACGGTGTAAATATCTAAACCGTATGATTTACCCTTTACTGCTAGATCATCAAGTTTCAAATAAAAGAAATCATTTTTGGTCCTTTGATAAGTCTCTGGACCAACAATCAATAATACTCCATAATTTTTACATTGACTCTCAAGTCTTGCGGTGGTACTTATTGCGTCGCCTAATACATCATATGCATGACGAGAAGTTGAACCCATCTCGCCAATAAAACCGAACCCTGTATTTATACCAGCACCCATCCCTACTTTTGGAATATTTTTGGTTTCCAAATACTCATTATATCTGTCTACAGCGTCCAACATATTCAATCCAGTTTGTACTGAAGTTCTTGCATGGTCGTCGTCTTCAACTGGAGCACCATGAATATGCATACTTGCATCACCAATATACTTGATAATCATTCCGTTTGCGTCAAGCACTGGTTGCGTAATAGCATCCATATATCCGTTCATTACTTCAGTCAAACCTTTTACATCGTCACCATACTTCTCACCCAAGTTCGTGAAACCTCGTAGATCGCTGAAGCAAATAGAGATATCCTTTTTGATACCGTCTTTGACCAACGCTGGATTCTCTTGTAGTATCTTAACAACCTCTGGCGAACAATACCCAGCAAACTGCTTCTTAATCGCCTGTTTCTCCAGATATTCTCTAACGAACTTGATTCCATAGGTATGCAGGGCAACTAGGACTAAAGTGATCAGAGGAGCGGTCGCATCCAATAATAACAGGTCTTTACTGAAAATATACATGCTCGCAGGGACGAGAGCACCTCCGAGGAGCACCGTAACGCCTAAACCTACCCATATCCACCGTGATAAAGCGATTAGCAGGAGGCCTCCGAGAAACAGCGAGAGAACCTCTATATTCTCTGCCCAGTAGGGTCTCTCGATGTTGGTTTTATTGAACATAGTTCCTAGCATCGATGCCTGTATCTCAGCAGGGAACATCGCTCCCATCGGTGTAGGAACTGGATTAGCGATACCTGCAGCAGTTACATCGACAATAACCACTGCTCCACCCAAGTCCTCAGGCATATCTGCTACGGAGAATGACTTGCTACGCTGTGCCCAATCTATCCAAACTCTACCTTCAGCGTCCGTAGTGATAGGACCAAACTGAGGAATACGCATCTTATCAATACCAAGCGGAGATAGTTTGATTTGGAAAGATGGGTCGCCAGCAATAACACGCAAAGTTTCTAAAGCAAGTGAAGGATACAATATACCGTCAACCACCGCAACTGTTGGTAGTCTACGATTTACTCCGTCGATTTCTGGCTCAGTTGAAACGATACCAGCACCAACCGAAGCATATTCAATATCAGGTGTGTTAGCAATGATACCAGCATATGGTAAAATTGTATCAAGATAGTTGTCGTTGATAATAACAGCACCAGGATTTACTGGTTCGTTTTTAGTTTTATCGCTCGGACGACTTGCTAAGATAACAGGCAGTTCACCCATTACTGCGGCAAGATCCTGATCACCACCAAAGCGATCTACCTCAGGCATCATAATATTCCATACAACCAAACCTGCTCCGTGATTGTATAGATCTTCTATGATTCGAGCATAGATGTTTCTTGGAAACGGATACTGCCCATATTTCTCTAATGCCAACTCATCAATGTTTGCTGTGTAGATATTATTTTCTACTGGAGTCCGTGAAGTAATCAGCGTGTCGAAATAACTTAACTTGATGCTTTCAGTAAAGTTTGGTTTTTGTAGAAACACAAACGTCAAAGCAAACAACGTCAGTATCGCCCACCATGGTGATAATAGTTTTTTCATTTCACTACCTTGTCTATTGCTATAATTGATTTTAATATGTCTTTTAAATCTTCAAGTCGTACAGAGTTTGGACCATCACTTGCTGCGTTTTCTGGATCGTCATGAACTTCCATAAAGATACCTGCTACACCAATCGCTGTTGCGGCACGTGCTAAATGCGGAACCATAGTTCTATCACCGCCACTGCTATCACCCTGTCCACTTGGAGACTGAACACTATGTGTTGCATCAAAGATTATAGGGCAACCTGTTTCACGCATCTGGACTAAACTGCGCATATCGTTTACCAGATTGTTATAACCAAAGAACGTTCCACGCTCTGTCAACCAAATCTTATCATTGCCTGTTGATTTTATTTTATCAACAACGTGCTTCATGTCAAAAGGAGACATGAACTGTCCCTTCTTGACATTTACAATTTTGCCAGTTTTACCTGCAGCAATGAGTAGATCGGTTTGCCGTGCGAGTAGAGCAGGGATCTGTATTACATCCACAACCTCTGCTACTTCCTCTGCCTGCCATGGTTC